CGAAGGCGGCATTACGCTAGACGCTGATTCTGTCTGCCTTGCGCCGTTAGAGGATTGGCTGCTTAAACCCGATGCTTTTGCTCATTGGGAACAGGAAACACGCAGACCTGGGCTGATTAACGTCAGCGTCATGGCTTCTACGCCAAACAATCCATTTTTCGGTGAATGTATCGAGCGCCTACGCTCCAAGGATTCCGTTACACAACAACGGGCTTGGATTGAAACAGGGCCAATGCACATCACAGAGGTCTACAACCAGACCGAGTACCCACTTACTGTTTACCCTTCTCACTATTTCACAAGAGATCACTTCTCTGGCTATAAGTACGAAGGCAACGGGCATTGTTTCGCTACTCAATTCTGGGGAAGCACTAACGGCTATGAAAGGGCTGAAAAATGGAAAGCGTAATTGAACAACGTGATGGTTGGTGGTGGCCCAAAGAAGACGTAGAGGCTTGGAAGTGGATTCCTGTTGAAATCGCTGCCATCCCTGACTTAGTTAAGTGGGTTCCTGAGCGCAATCTAGTCATTCACGCTGGCGGTAACTGCGGTGTGTGGTCAAAGATTTACTCGCCACTTTTCAAAGAAGTCGTGACTTTTGAGCCAAACGACATTAACTTTGAGTGTTTCAAGCGTAACGTAGACGAGCAAAACGTCACGATCTACAAGGCTGGACTGTCTGACAAAGAAGGATTTTGCAAGTCTGTGGATGGTGACGGTGACAAAAATTACGGAGCCTTACAGATCGAGGAAGCTGATGAAGGCATCCCGATGATGACCATTGACAGCTTGAACTTAAACCCTGACCTTATCCAGTTGGATGTGGAAGGCTTTGAGGAAAACGCTATCCGTGGCGCTCGCAATACCATCATGCGTTCACGCCCGATTATCATTATTGAACAGAAGAAGCTCGCCAAAAACGGCATGAATGACGCTGAAATCGCTATAATGATTCAACGAATGGGCTACTTCTTTGCTGAAAGAGTGTGGTCTGATAATGTCTTTATCCCAGTTGAAAAGCTAAGTTAAGTGGTAGAATAAACCCGTCTGGGCAGCAATTGCCCTTTCACCAAGCCTAAAAGGAAGTGAAGTGGAACGAAAATTAGTATGGCGCAATGTCGCCGACCTGATTCCCTACGCAAGGAATTCACGCACACATTCTGACGAACAAGTTGCTCAGATCGCTGCATCAATCAAAGAATTTGGCTGGACTAACCCAATACTTACGGATGGCGATAACGGTCTAATTGCTGGTCATGGTCGTTTAATGGCTGCTCGTAAGTTAGGACATTCAGAAGTACCAACGATTGAATTAACGGGTCTATCAGAAGCTCAAAAGAAGGCTTACATCATTGCTGATAACAAACTTGCGCTAAATGCTGGTTGGGATGATGAAATGCTAAAACTTGAAGTCAAAGAATTAGGCGACATGGATTTTGATCTGTCATTGCTTGGTTTTGATGACATTGAATTAGCTAATTTGTTTGATGAAAACCCAGATGAAGACGAAGAAAAAGATTTAAAAGAAGAATCTTATAACGAGGTCTTTAACATCATCATTGAATGTAAAGATGAATCTGAACAAGAAAAAATCTTTAATCGCTTAGATTCAGAGGGCTACAAATGCCGAGTACAAAGTTTGTAGTCGAATCAAAGGCTTCTGATTCGTTTAAGGCGAACAAAGTCAAGTCCATGTTCGATTGTGACATGGATGTAGTTAAAAAAGAATTCAGCGTAAACATCCCCATTGAAGGCGTAAAGTGGAATGTTGGCTTGATTGTTGGTGCTTCTGGCACAGGAAAAACAACGATTGCTCGTAAAGTCTTTGAAGATTTCAGATTTTTTGACGGTTTTGAGTGGAAAGGCCAATCAATCATTGATGACTTTGGAAATGAACACTCAGCCAAGGAAATCACGGAAATCCTTTCAAAAGTAGGCTTTGCCTCGCCGCCTGATTGGTTAAAGCCGTTTTCTGTTTTGTCAAACGGGCAAAAGATGAGGGCTGAACTGGCTAGATTGATTCTTGATTCGCATGAACCATTTATCTATGACGAGTTCACCTCAGTCGTTGACCGACAAGTTGCCTGCATTGGTTCTGCGGCAATCCAGAAGTTCATTCGCAAGCAAGATAAGCAATTTATTGCAGTCAGTTGCCATTACGACATTGAAGAATGGCTAGAACCTGATTGGATTTTTGATTGCAATAAGATGGAATTTCGCAGGGGGTCACTTCGGCGACCAGAGATCAAATGCGAGATCAGAAAAGCATCACAGTCAGAATGGCGTCAGTTCATGGACTTTCATTATTTGAGCCATGACCACAACAACGCAGCTCATAAGTACATTTGCGAGATTGGTGGAGAACCCGTTGCATGGTGTTCTGTGTTGCATTTCCCGCATCCACAAGTCAAAAACATGAAGCGAATTCATCGAATTGTTGTAAAGCCAGACTATCAAGGCATCGGTCTTGGTACGCGCTTGATGACTGAAATTGCCAAAAAGTATAAGAAAGACAAGATGCGTGTGACATTGGTAACAAGTTCACCCGCTTTCATTAATGGATTGCAATATGTCAAGAATTGGGTAATGACACGCAAGCCTGGGCGTGTTACGCACCCATCACCAAAAGGTGTATTGCGCGGCACAACGTCTGATGAACGATTGACAGCAACGTTTGAGTTTAGTGAAAAGCATTAACATTCGGAGTCAGAAAATGTCACAAGGAATTTTATTCGTTCCAACGCCAGAAGAACGCCGCCAAGTAGAAGCAATGGCAGGCTATGGCGTACCGCATGACCAGATCGCAGTGTTGATTGGCGAAGACGGTATAGATTCAGATACGCTGAAAAAACACTTTAAAAACGAATTGATGCAAGGCAAGGCGAAGGCAAACGCAAAGGTAGGTCAAACGCTGTTTCAAAAGGCAACGTCAGGCGACACAACTGCGGCTATTTGGTGGTCAAAGACCCAAATGGGCTGGAAAGACACTCAAGCGCATGAAGTTAGCGGTCCTAATGGCGCAGCGATTCAAGTCACATGGGCACAATAACAATTCCATACGCCCCAAGGCCGCACCAATTAGAAGTGCATGAACTGCTTGAAAGACAGCGGTTTACTGTTGTTGTGGCGCATCGCCGCTTTGGTAAGACCGTTGCTGCGTTAAATCACATTATCAAACAGGCAATATTGAATCCAAAGGAAAACCCTCGTTATGCCTATATCGCACCAACCTACGGACAGGCCAAGCGGGTTGCTTGGGATTACCTCATCAAATACACGCAACCACTTGGGGCTGTTGCAAACATCGCAGAATTACGAATCGACTTCTGGGGAAGACGAATCCAACTCTATGGCTCAGACAACCCTGATTCGCTCCGAGGTCAATACTTTGACGGGTGCTGCCTTGACGAAATCGGAGACCAAAACCCAGTAATTTGGACTGATATTGTTAGACCAGCCTTATCAGACCGCATGGGTTGGTGTCTTTTTATTGGTACGCCAAAAGGACATAACCACTTTAAAGAGTTACGAGACAGAGCTGAAACAGAGAAAGATTGGGGCTTATTGGAATTCAAAGCATCAACGACTAACGTCATTGCTGATTCAGAATTACAAGCAGCCAAATCTGAAATGGGTGAAGATAAGTACCTTCAGGAGTTTGAATGTTCGTTTAATGCTGCCGTTGAAGGCTCTTATTACGGTCAATTGCTTAATGAACTGGAAGCAAAGAATCACATCCAAGAGTTCCCAAGAGATGATCTTTGTAAAACAGTCACAGCTTGGGACTTAGGAATGGGCGATAGTACTGCTATTTGGGTAGCTCAAATCGTAGGTTTAGAAGTCCGATTGATTGACTATTACGAAAACAATGGCGTTGGCCTTGATGTTTACGTCAATTGGCTCAGGAATAACAACTGGGATAAGGCAGAGCATATCTTGCCGCATGACGTACAAGTAAGAGAGCTTGGAACTGGTAAAAGTCGCTTAGAAATGTTGCAAGACGCAGGTTTAAACGTACAAGTTGCCAAAAGAATGGGACTTGATGACGGTATTCAAGCTGTTAGACGGATGTTGCCTAAATGTTGGTTTAACGTGCCAAAGGTAAAGGTTGGGCTTGATTGCCTAAGAAACTATCGCCGTGAATACGATGAAAAGCGCAAAATTTTCTATGACAAGCCTTTACATGACTGGTCTTCACACGCATCTGATGCTTTTCGTTATTTAGCGATTGGACTTAACGAATCAACAACTTCATGGGATAAGCCCTTGAATCAACCTGGAAAGTGGATTGTTTAATGTTTATGATGAAACAAGGCGACTTAGCTGATCGCCGCAAGATTGATGCTCTTGAAAAACGCATCGAAGTGCTTGAAAATATGGTAAACGCATTACAATCGGAACAACGCCCGAAGATGGGCAGGCCACCAAAGGTAAAAGATGAGCCAGGACAAACTGAAAGCAATCATCGCTTCGGAGATTGATAACTCCATTGGTTTCTTAGAAACTGAAACCACTCAACAACGAACAGACGCAATCAATGCTTATTTGCGTCACGAATACGGCAATGAGGTCGAAGGCAAATCCGCTATCGTTACAGGCGAAGTCGCTGAAGCGGTAGACGGTTCTTTACCGCCTCTAGTTCGTATCTTCTCTGCTTCTGATGAAGTCGTACGATTTGACCCCCGTGGCCCACAAGACGAAGCTGGCGCTAAACAAGCGACTGAGTACGTCAACTGGGTGTTCATGCGTGACAACGATGGCATCATCATCTTGCACGATTGGTTCAAAGACGCGCTCTTGCAAAAGGTTGGCGTTGTTAAAGCCTATTGGGAAGACAA